TTTTAGAGTGGATAAGATAGGTGAATATTTAGTCAACATTCGTGTTGACGGCGTAGGACTGGAGGATGGTGAATCCTTCACGCTCAATGTTGCTGAACCAGCTAATGGTTCAATTGAGGTGCTCGATACTTTAAAATCGAACTCCGCTTCAACTGAGTGCGTTGTCCTTGCAAGACTCCGGGTAATATCTGCCGGACTCTACTTTATGTTCTCCTACGGGGCGGCGACAAGCATCGCTGATGTTGTGCTCCGTATCTCTTCTTACAAGTATTCTTTGGACTGATCTATAATAATAATGACAATGACTTTAACTTAATAACACTGTTGAGTACGTGATACTCTTCTCCTTCGTATCCGCAAGTGCGGAGAACCAAAATAATATAAGCCGATTACTCGGTGAAAATAGAATATGGACGAAAGGAGAGGGATGGACTCGGACCAACGTGGCCTGGAAGTTTATGATGTGACAACCTGCATGGGGCCCCTATGAAGCGGCCTAGGTTAGGATGGAGTATGGAGATCAAGGTGGCTCAAAGCCTTCCTCTCCCTCTGCTGGCGTTAACCTGCAACCCACAATCATTTTGAATAAATCGAAGTAATCACGATTGCTCACCTAAGGGTCGGCAAGATCGGGCGAAAACATACGATCCAGGGTACTAATTTTCCAAACCAACTCCTCCCCCCTGCCGTTAATTCCGCAGTTGAATGGACTGAGTTGGTGGTTTAAAATAAAAACTAATCACGCCGTTTTATCAAATCATCTCTCTGGGCCTAGCCCGGTCGAGGATTCATGAGTAGAAACAGTTAAACTTAGTTAGTCATTGTATACAATAATTTATAATTTGTTATTATACACCATTTTGAGAAGAACGAACTCCACGTTCGAACTTGTTGCGACCTTACAATCGTCCTCCTGGCTATCCAGTTAGGAGCCCTGCTTGGAACGCGGGGGTGTGAGTAAACTCTAGAAATTTTCTATGTTTGTATATGAGTTGAGTTGTATGGGAGAAGACCGACACTGCTGAATTTAAACTTCGAGTTTAATTGAACCGTCTAGAGATTTTGTATCTCAAATAGAGGATTCGAACTAACGAAGAATTAACAGAGTGTAGGTCCTATGTTGCTCCTAACAACGGGTCATAGGCTTTCTACAAAGCGTACCTTGAAGGGGATGTACCCCTGACATAATACGTAGTAAAGCCTGTATGTCTGAATCAAAGATCTGTAATGCCGGTACCAGAAGGTACAGATACTACTTAGATCAGACTATGATCAACCTCGTGATGGCATGGAACTAGAGAACTC